TCACTTCACCTCCGCATACATTTCGTCCGCCGGATAGAGCTGCAGCATCGCGCGCGCGGCCTCGACGTTCGACGTCGTCAACCACTCGTCCCAATCGTCGGGCCGCAGAATTACGACCGACCGCTTTTCGTCGGCCGGCTTGTGCATGCGCGACATCAGTGGGTGACCGTCGGCGTTCACGGTGATCATCGACATCACGTGGTGCTCGGCGCCGTCCTGGTTCGTAAGCGTGCGCCAGATGCCGGCGACGCACATCGTCGGACGATCGACGACGCCGATGCGCTGCCATACACACGGCCCATTCACCCATTTCCCCTTCTCATCTTGATACGCCTCCGGGTACGACGGCTCGACGATGAAACGTGCCGGAATCAGGCAACGTCGACCGCCGCGCCAGGTTGGTCCGTACAGCGGAGACTTCCCAAGGTTATCGTCGCGCACGTTCATCGTGCTGCGCATGAGCGGCGGCTTGCGCCCCTGCTCCATCGCCCTCTTGATGCTCACCTTCTGCAGGGCGCTCGGCCAGAAGCCGAAACCGGCGATCAGCGGCTTGAACTGACCGTCGACGTAGCCGACGATCGGCGCGTCGTAGTCCGGGTAGATCTCGGGCTTCCACGGCGTCCAGCGGTACAGGTCGCGGAAGTTGTCGATCTTGAGCTCGCTCAGGCCCGGATCTTCGCCCGGCGCGACGTAGTTCGTGCACATCGCCGTCCCCAATTTTCGATCTTGACGGCCCTATCTTACTCCGGGATACACTGTGTTTTTATACAGTGGTGCAGCCGTGATCAAGCCTCAGTGGGCCTACATCTGGGAGTACGGATTCCAGGGCGAGAAGAACCGCCTGAGGACCCCGGTCGAACTCACCAAACGCGAATTTGAGCACTGGATCGACGAGGACCCTCGGTCGGTGTTCCTCGGTACATCCGCACCGATAGAAGCAACCAGGATCGATCGCAACCGGGTTCCTCTAACGGATCCACGGTTCAAACTGCGGCCGGAGGTGCCTGAATTTGACGCGCCGACGGACGCCGAGCTGCGCGCGCTATGGCGGCAGTACACCGACCTTCAGGTGCGGTGGCTGATCCTCGAAATCCGTGCGCTGAGGAAGTCGCTCGAGCGCATCGAGGATTGGTATCTCTACACCGACAAGAACGTCGCGAACAAAGGCGACCTTGCCGGCGCGCAGGGCCAGTTGTATCGGCTGATGCATCTGCTGCGCGCGGAGATGCGGCGGGCCGGGATGCGGTAGTGCGGAGCTTTAAGGGGCTCGGACGATTGCGCGACGGGTCTGACCTCGCGACGCACCTGTGGCATTCTGGACGCTCGTCGCACTGGAGATCGACATGCGCACGATTCAGGAAGAATTCAGCAATTCCGACGACGACTGGTTCGGCTTCGCCTCGGCGCAAGACCGGAAGGACGGTCATTCGCTGCGGGCGTACCTGCTGCGTTACGCGGACCGCATCCCGGTACACCATGTCGTCGTGAACGTCGAGCTCGTACTGCGCACGGAGTATCCGCCTCGCGGCATTCGTCCACCGTACCTGAGCGTCGTCCACTTCGATCCGGGGCACTCGACCGACTTGCCGCTCACATGGAAGCGCAAGATCGAAGAGCTCGACTTCGACCACACGATCACGTACGTCGAATGCGGCTACGACATTTTCGACTCGTTCAGCGACGCGAAGATGGACCTGACGGCGCGCGGGTTCTACATCGAACCGCTCAACTAGCCCGCGCGCAATTGCTCATCGGGCCGCCCGCGACAGAATCGCGGGCGGCCTTGAAAGAGCGGACACGGGTTCGCGCACGAGACACGCAGAAAGCCGCGACCTTACTTCTTTACCGGCTCGATACCCCAGCACTGTGCCGACCGATCGGCTTCCGGAATGGCCGACGGGTTGTATTTGCATTTATTGATCGTGTCGAGCGCGACCTTGTATCGGTCGACCAGCGGATCGGCAATGCTGGCCAGGTGCGCGTCTCGCACCGTCTGGTCGGGCGTGCTGCAGTCGGCGCCCATATGGGAAACGTCGGGCCTGTAAATTCCACCGATCGGCGACACCAACCCCTCGTTGCTGGCGCCCTCGATTACCTCGTACAGTACCTGTGACGTCGGCTTATACGTGTCCACCACGACCATCCCGTCGCCGTTGACGGTTCGAACCTCCTTCGGCCCCGCACACGACACGATCGGCCGAGCCGCAAAAATGACTCGCCCCTTGAGATATTCGCGCGCACCGTACACCTGCAGGTCACGCTTGAACTGGGTAACTTCGGCGCGCCGCTGTGCCGAATCGATGTATCCGGACATATCGTCGAGCTCGAAGTACACCAGCGCCCACTCGCTGATGTTGGTTTTCGAATTCGCAATCTCGGCGTCAGTCGGCCCGACACCACCGTTTTCGCTCATGACGATGTCGTGCAGCTTCGAGCCGTTGACGACACCAGGATAGACCGCGATGTCGGCGCCCCTCGCCTTGAACGCGTTCTGCAGCGCAGTGATCGTCAGCTCCACATCGCCGGCAGAAGCATCAGGCGCGGATGCCGCACTCGCCACGTCCGCCGCAGCAGCCATTGCGCGCGCCCGCTGCGTCGACACCAGCGGTGCCCCGGAATACGCAAGACGGATTGCCGGGCCGGATGCGGTCGGCGTTGATGAATCGTCACCGCCACCACACGCCGTAAGGATGAGCCCGGTCAGAACTGCGGAAATCAGCGTTTTTTTCATTGTGGTTCTCAGGTCGGAAGTTGTTATATCCCCGGATCGTCGATTTTACATATCGATTACGGATTCGGGAAATAGAAAGCCCGCGGCAAGCGCGGGCGGCGATCAGAACAACCCGGCCGGCTGCGCCGCGTCGTCCCAACTGAAGATGATCAATTCGCTTCGTTCGACGCTTCTATGCGAGCCCGCAACCGTGTACTGCAGCGGCACTGTCTCAATGTGAAATCCATCGAATACGCGCCGGATCTCATCGTGATCGTTCAGGCTTACTATGGCTCGCCCTTTAATGCGGCGGAGCCTCTCCGCGATCCGCTCGTACTCAGTGAACGGGAAATCGACGCCGTAGCCGCGCGTTTCGAAATACGGCGGATCGAGATAGAACAACGTGTGCGGCCGGTCATAGCGATCGATGCAATCCGCCCAGTCCAGACGCTCGATATATGCGCTCGCGAGGCGCAAGTGCGCCGCGGATAGTTCTTCCTCAATCCGCAGCAAATTCAGACCAGGCGGCGCAGTGGTAGCCGTGCCGAACGTTTGCCCGTGGACAATCCCGCCAAAGCAGTTTTTCTGCAGGTAGTAGAACCGCGCCGCACGCTGGATGTCGGTGAGCGTCTCCGGCGCCGTCTGCTTCAACCACTCGAACACCTGTCGACTGGTGAGGGCCCATTTGAACTGCCGCACGAATTCCTCGAGGTGATGCTGCACGACGCGATACAGGTTGATCAGCTCGCCGTTGACGTCGTTGATTACCTCAACCTTTGCCGGCGGCCGCATGAAATACAAAGCAGCGCCGCCCGCGAACACCTCAACGTAGCAGTCGTGCGCCGGAAAGCGCGGAATGAGATGGTCTGCAAGCCGGCGCTTGCCGCCGATCCACGGAATAATCGGATTTGCCATTGTGAAAGCCGTTTTTGAACTTGGTGTAGAATCCGGCCCGCCTACGTAGGTATGCAGGGCCTTGGCTGATTCACTGGCTCAGACAGTGGAAAAGCGACCGAGGGGCGTGTTACCGCACGCCGCTCGGTCGCCCTGTTTCTATCGCGGTGCCGCGCCCGTCAGCGCGTCGTAGTCTCTTTCGCATTGCCGGCCGGCAATGCCCCGTTCGTCAGCGATTCGCGCGAAATCTCCCGCAGCCTCGTCAGTCCGGCCGAACAGGTCGGCAAGCAGATCGAGGGTGCCGCCGGTTGCCGCGCCTCCGGCCGGAGCGGCGGGATCGCGCGCGCGGGCGACAAGCTCGGCGACCTGCTTGCGCAGGCTGTTAGCAGCAGCATCGGCAGCGTCAGCAGCAGCGCGAGCCTGTTCACGTTGTTTCGCAGCATTTTCAGCATTCCCCTGTTGTTGACGCGCGATACGGTCGCTTTCGTCGCGCTCGCCGACGAGCTCGCGAATTCGCTGCGCCTGTGTTTCCACCGTGTGCGACTGATCGGCGTCGCGATGGCCCTTGAAATATCCAGCCGCGGAACCGATGACCACCGCCGCGACGATTGCGAGCCAAAGCCGCGGATCGAACCAGGTCATAGCCCCTCCGAGTACGTCGTGCTCGTCGCGCCAAACGATGCCGTCAGCACCTGTCGACGCGGCTTCGTCCCGATCGGCGCGAGGCCGATGTGAACCCACGTGCCCTCCTGAATCAGCTGGTCGAAATCGATCTGCGACGCGCTGATCGCCCGGCAGATGTCGAGCGGCGCGCCGAATTTCGGACAGACGAAATCGGCGGCCAGGCCCGACAGATGCGCGCTGGTCGGAACGCCGCCAACCGCGCGATTGAGCGCCGCGGCTCGATAGCCCGAGGTGATGATCACGGGTCGGCCGCCGAGCACGTCGCGCACGCGTTCGAGCGCTTCCGCCGTCCTGCGCAGGTTCGCCGTCACGGCGGCCGACGGCGTGTTATCGATGCCGCGCCGGCGCGCCGTGTCGCTCGCGGTCAATTCCTCGAGCGTGAAATGTGCAGTCAGATTCGTCATATTCACTTCCCCCCAAACATTCGTTTTGCGTTCCGTCGCAGCAGCACTTCGAGGTACTGTGACCCGACGATGCCGAGCGCACTCCCGAGGCCGAGCAACGCGATCGGCGGCAAATCCGGGATCTGCAGCAGCGCCAGCCCCGCAACCATCGATGTCGCCGAACCGAGCACGGCACGCCCGGCCACAAGCCGGAACGTCAGCTGCTCGCTACCCACCAACACTTTCGCAATGCCAATCAGTCCGCCCATGAGGATCAACTCCAGAATCGTCTTCTCGTGCTCTTGCATTACCGCTCCCCGTTTCCAGCCCCGTAAAAAGAAAGGCCGCCAAGTTGGCGGCCCATCACACAATCCCTGTCGCATCCAGCACCATGAAGCGTGAATGCCATTGTTCTCGAAATCCTGCCAAGTTTGGCTTTCGGCCACCTCCGTACATTGTTGTCCCCCAAGAAACGCTACCCCCGCTCACGCGAATCGAAGTCAACTCGACGCCCGCAGGGTCATAGCTCCACGCGTGACGAACCGGATAAATTCCCGAGACGATGATTGGGACATCGTATGCCCGAGAGTCCCACTGCGGGCTCGGCGCACCCTCCACCATCCACCCATCTCCCGGAACGTACTCGTTGTAGATCACGTCAAGCACGCGCAGAAATGGTTTGGACGAGTCAGCAATGAGGCGCCCCTGCTCATTGAATACCTGAAGCCCGAAATTTCCTGACGCCGGCGGCACACGATCGAACTGAAAAAAATAGACAGTGCATGGCCGCTCCGTTACAAATCTCAGGGTGTATGTGGCCCCGTCAACATCGGTACTCCAAATCGTGATGCCAGCACCATCCGACGCATATACGCCGTACATCGGGCCTGCCGTTGCGTTGAACGTAAACGCTACACTCGGAAGCGTCGCATTGAATTTCTTCCCCGCATCGTTGACCGCAAGGAGTAGCGACGTGTCCACCGACTGTGCCGACATCGCCTGCACCATTTGATAATTCGGCGTCAATCCATCGATCTGATACACGCCCGAATCAGTAAACGCCTGAAATCCTGCCGGCATCAATACACTCCATAAACTATCCAGCCGGGCACCTGCGTGTAGGCATTTGATCCACTCGTATTGCCGCTGTACCGCCAACTCACGCCGTTCCGGTCGATCGCAATAATCGGAGATGGTTCGGCGCCCGATACGCGATAAAAAATCCGCGCTGGCATGAAGGCCCAGAACGGCTCCCCGCTGGAAAGGTCCGCTGCAACGCTTCCGTTACCGCCGCCGGTTGATGCAATACCGACGACGCGCCCTGCGCGCGAACGCGCATCCAAGATCGGCCGACCGGCGCCGTCGAAAATCTGAAGCCCTGTAGCCATCACCACATCCCCATGCGCACGCGAAGCACGCCGTTGCCGTCATAGACACGAACACTGCTGCCGTCGATCACCAGTCGATTTCCGCTGCCGTTAGACGCGTTGATTTCGAACCAGCCGCTCTTGTCGAGCCGCCAGCCCTGCTGGCCCGCGATGTAGTTGTCGGACTGGATGTAGCTGCCGATCATCGCGTTCGTGATCCAGCCGGCGCCGATAAGCGCCTGCCGAAGAAACACCTGCCCGCCCTGCACCACAAACGGCACGATCGAAGCGCCGCCGTTGTTCGGGTCAACCACCGCGAAGCGCTGCGCCGATACCAGAACCTGCGACTCGACAATGCCGCTGTCGTTGTTGATGCCGATCCCGATGCCGGCGATGTAGGTGCGACCGTCCGACGTGATCTGCGTCTTGATCTGGTACGACGCCGACACGCGACCGTTCAGGTCCGCATACGACTGCGCAACCGTCTGCACGGCAGCGGAGTTTTCGTTGACCTGCGCACGCACCGTCGTGATCTGCTCGGCCTGCGCGCTGTCGGCGTCCGCCCGCGCCTTCGACTCGGTACGAATATCGGCCACCAGATTCGCCTGCGCCGACTGCATGCGCGCTGTCACCGATTCGAGCCGTTGCGCCTGCGCCATATCGGCTTCGGCCCGCGCGGACTGTTCCGAATAGACGCCCGCCATTACCAGCGTCGAGCCGGCAGCCTGACCGGTATCGCCGGCCATCGGCACATTGATCTGTGCCGAAACCGAGTCGATCCGCCGCGACAATGCGGAATCGCCATCGGCGCGCGCGGTTTGCTCCGCCGAAATCGCGGCCTTGTTCGCGTTCGCCGTGGCCGCCGTCGAATCGATACGCGACGACAGCGCGCCGTCGGCATCGGCTCGAGCCTGCTGCTCGGCCGTGATCGCCGCCTTGTTCGCACCGACGTCGGCCGTCACGGCGTCGACGCGCTTACCGAGCGCCGTGTCTGCGGCCGCCCGCGCCGTGACCTCCGACGAGATGGCCGCCGCGTTGTCGTTCGCCTTGCTGACGACGGTATCGATTCGCGTCGACAGCGCACCGTCGGCGTCGGCGCGCGCGGTTGCCTCCTGCTTGATGGCCGCCGCCGCGTCGCCGACGCTGGCCGTCACGGCATCGATGCGCTGGCCGAGCGAGGTGTCGGCCGTCTGCCGCGCCTGCTGCTCGGCCGTGACCGCTGCGCCACGTTGCCGCGCCTCTTCGGCCACGGCGTCCGCCCGGTCCCGAGCCTCTTTCGCGATCGCGTCCGCGCGATCCTGAATCTCCTTTTCGATGACACTCGCGTTATCCGCGACGCCTTGTTGAAGCCCCGGAATCGCATCGATCTGCTTGCGCAGATCCTCGCCCAGCGCCGAGTTCGAAATCCGTCCCGAGAAATACTTCTCGTATTCGCCTTCGTCGGTCGTGGGCTGCCCCTGCACGCCAGGCCCGGCCGCCGGATACCACGGCCCGACGTTTCCCGACGTGTCGACGAGCCGAGCCCAGAAATAAAACACCTGACCGACCGCGAGCCCCTGCAAGGACGTCGAAGCCTGCGGATACGCGTAGTCCGACAGCTTGATCGCGTCGTCGCGGCTCGGCGTGCGGCTGTACCAGAGCTCGGTGCGCTGCGTATCGCCGGCCGTACCGTCGCCGGGGAATGCCCAATCCAGATTGATCCCGAACACGATGCCGGCGGCCTTGAGCGATGCAACGGCTGGCGGCGGCGTCGTTTTTCCCTTCAGCTGCGTTTCCGCGCTGATCGCCGGCAGCGACGTAACGCCCATCACGTTCTGCGCACGCACGCGCGCCACGTAACGCCCCTGATAAATCCCGGGCACCTCGACCTGCAGGCCGCCCGTGCGCGGCACACTGACCCACTCGCCGTTGTCCTTCCGCCATTCCGGCAGGTACGTCACGGAGTTATCCGCAGCGTCCCACGCGATCACCATCGTCGTTTTGGAAATCCCCTGATCGACAGCCGAGTACGTCGTCACGCGCACGTTGGTCGGCGGCGCCTGCACCGACGGCGGCACGACCGTCACCGGCCGCTGCTGAATCTGCGCGCCGTCGTCGATCGCCGCGTATTTCCCGGGCTCGTGCATCGTGGCCGTGATCGTGTACTCGAGCAGGCCGTCGTCGTCGCCTTCCTGAACGCTCACGACACGATAAAGCTGCGCCGCGACCTCCGCGTTCTCCAGCATCCACACCGCGCCGGGCACCGGGTCCGCGTCGAAGCGATCAGCCAGCGTCAGCACGTCGCCATCGACGGACTTCACCGCACGGTACTGCGCAACGCCCGACGGCAGAATCGCCGTGAAGCGATCGCCGGGCGCCACGGTCGGCGCCTTGTCAAGCGTAACGACGTTGCCGGCGACCGCGCGAATGCGCCCGCCGATGCGGCGACCAGCCTTTCGCGGATCGGCGATCGCGATCACCTGCCCCGGGCCGACCAGCACGCCGTCCATCCCGACCTTGAACGACACCGTGCCCGACTCGTAGCGCGACGTCAGGAGAAGCCACCGGCCCAGCCGGTGCGCCTGCGCCTGTGACGTGCAGCCGAACGCTGTTACCTGCGTCTTGATGACGCCGTAGCGCGCGATGCCGTCGTCGTCCGGTACATACTCGACCGCCTGCTTGTACTGGTTCGAAGGATCGTTGTAGCTGACGAGCGCGACCGTGTAACGCGTCTTGCGCTCGCTCCCCACGTAGCGGAACGCCCCGTCAATCACGTTCGCCGCGGTATAGACGTACACCGGATCGGACGGCATGTCCGCCGACGCGACCACTGCGCCCGGCCCCCAGTACGAAATGCCGCGGAACACGCTGGCGATATCCTGCAGCACCTTGTACGCGTCGGCCGCCGACTGGATCACGCAGTTGCACGTGAAGCGCGGTTCGACGCCGCCCCGGCCGTCCGACACCATGACGTCGCAATACCGCGCAATTTCGTACAGCCCCCACTTGTCGATCATCGACGCATCGACCGTCTTGCCGAGGCCGTAGCGATCGTTCAGCAGCAGGTCGTAGAAAATCCACGCCGGGTTGTTCGTCCACGCCGGCTTGAACGTCCCGTCCCATGCCCCCGAGTACGTGCGCGTCTCGGGATCGTAATTCGACGGCACCCGAACGATCAGGCCGCGAACGTGGTACGACCGCACCGGCACCTGCGAGAACGATCGCGCGTCGAACGTCATGCCAACGAGCGCCGTCATCGGATAGCGCAGCTTGCGGTCGATCACCTCAGTGATCGCCTCGATGTTCACCGTGTCCGCGATCAGCGAGCTGTGTGCGTTCGGCGTAATGCGCCGAACACGGACCAACCAGCCGGTTGTCGCGCGCGGCAACTCGATCCGGTGCGAGCGCTCGTAGAGCGACGTCGTTTTGCCATCGAACGCCGACGACAGCACCTGCGCGTACGAGCCACCGTCAACCGACAGATCGATCGCATATTCCACGCGATAGCCGAACACGCCGGTCGCCGGATCGCTCTTTTGCAGTGCCGGCACGCCGAAGCGAATACGGACAGCCGACAGCTGCGTGTTCTGCACCTGCCGCACCCACGGCGCATCAGAAGTCAGAGGGACGCCTACGGCCGATTCGCGCTCGACCGCCGGAAAGCCCGGCATGAATTCCTGATCGAGCGTGCCCGTGCGAACGTCGACGTTGTAATTCTGGAAGTTGACCGAGCCGTCGGAATTCTGGATCGGCGTGCCATCGAGAAAGACCGATTGCATGCCCTTCACCAGGCCGACGGTTGGCCCCTCCGAAATGGCGTCGAGAACCTTCGCGCGGGCGACGGAATGCAGGCTGTCGGGCGATTCTCCCCCACCACCCCCACCACCGCCGCCGCCCTTCGCCCCGCTGATCCGCTTCGGCCCGGATTCCGCGTAGATCTTTTTCACACCTGATCCTCTGTGTAGATGCCCGAACTGACGACCTTCGATCCGACGACCATCTCGCCGTACACGAGCGGCGCCGGCTCGCCCTGAGCGGCGCTGTTCACAGCGCCGTTGAAGTAGTACGACGTGCCGTTGTCGGCCGCGCCGGCCAGTCCGGCCTGCTGCGGGCTGAGCATCTGCGTGATGCCGCCGAGCGCCATCGACACGCCCAGCCCGATCAGCGTCGGCTGACTGAACACGAAGCCGGCGACGGCCAGCGCTGCGCCCAGAATCGTCTGGAACAGACCACCGCTCTTGCTGCCGATGATGACCGGCGCGATACGGATCGCTTCGGCGCCGACAGGCGCGCCGAGATCGTCCTCGCTCAGGTTTCTGCGGCCGTTGAATACCGCGAACGTCAACCCGTTGTCGCGCGCGTCCAGCAGAAATTTGCGAAAGCCCGGGACCAGCACCGACAGCGCGCGCACGGCCTCCGCAGTCGACGAAACGGCCAGACGATGCACCCGGCCGAATCGCGCGCCGGCGATCCCGTAAAGCCTCACCTCGCGTAGCCTGTCCGTCACTTCGCACCCCCGATGTGCCGCAGTACCGTCGTGCAGCTGTCCCGCCACATTGAGCCCCACACCGCGCGGCACGACAGTCGCCCGTACATGTGATGCGCGAACATGCCGTCACCCAGATACACGCCGGAATGATTCGGCACGCCGTTTTTGCTACGGACCTGCATCAGCAGCACGTCGCCCGGCTCGAGCTGCGCGTCACGCCCCATGTCGAGAAAGCCCGCGTCCTGGTAGTGCGCGATATACAGGTTCGAATACCCATCGGCCCACCACCCATCCTTGCGCTCGAAATCAGGCAGCACGATCCCGCGCTCGGCGAGGTACCAGTCACGCACCAGCGAGTAGCAATCGAGCACGCCATGCACGTATTCCCGACCGTAAAGCGGCGCGACGTAGCCGCACGGCGCAAACTCGCACCAGTTGTCGATCCCGATCGACCCGTCGACCTGCACGCCGAGCGAGACGATCACCCACCGCGGGATGCCGGCGCGCTCACACATCGCGCGATCGCCCATGCTCGGCTGGGCCGTCCCGTTCGGATGCGAGTGCACCATCGCGAGGATTTCGCCCATGTCCTCCGCGTCCGCGTAATCCTCGGCCGCGAGCCCGAATCGATCGGTCGGCGCCGCAGCGATATTCCGGCCAGGCACATACACGTCTCCCGAAGTGGTTTCGACGATCAGCCCGCAGCACTCGCGCGGATACTCGGCGAGCGCGTGCTCCGCGATCGCCTGCTTGATTCGTTCGTCCATAAAAAAACCCGCCGTTTGGCGGGTCCGTGAAGAAGGGTTTATAGACGGTCTAGGCGAGCGTGTCGCACAAAAAGCCGCCATACGGCAGCGGGTTATTGACGCCGAACCGGCATTCGCACCCGCTGATTTTCTGGCTGCATCGATCGAGCGCCGGATCGCTCACCAGCCTGTCGTACTTGTCGAAGTACACCACGCCGGTATACCCGCACTCGGGCCCGCGATAGCGCCACTGGCACGTGGCGACGATCTGGCGCGCAGGCACCTGCTGCCCGCCGAAGTCGAGCGGCGACGACAGCGTAAATTCGACCTGTACGCCGGGCTGCTCGTCGCTCTTCTGCTCAATTCGCCACTGCTCAGGCGGCCATTGCTCGTTCGGGTCCGCAGTCGGGTTGCCGTCTGGGAAATTCACTGCGTCGAGATACTTCGCCAGCGTGCGCCGGCGGAACACTTTCGCGCCGATGAGATCATCGAGCGCTACGCACAGCGCGGTGATCGTGCCGTTGATGTCGCCTACCGTCAGCGTCGGCGCCGGCTGGCGAGCGTCCGATGTCCGCTCGAAGCCGGCCGCCTGGATCGGCCACGGCTTGTATTCCAGACCCTGCCACACGATCGACGTCGACTGCAGGTGTCCGTGAAAACGCAACACATCCCCGTTGATCTCTGTGCAGTTAACCTCGAACAACTCGATACGACGCCCGGGCTCCAACTGCTGCACATCAGATGCAATAGGCATATTCAGGCATCCATTCCATAGAGCGACCAGGAACCGTCGACAAATCCTCCGCCAAACAAGATGCCGTTCAACGGGGCCGTGCTTGATTGCAGCTGCCCAGCACCGCTGATCCGATAAAGGTTGCCGTCAGACAAAACCGTGACCAGATCCCACTGGATGGCCTTCAGGCGCGTGCTGCGCCCCAGCCCATAGAAGCGAACGGTGCCGCTCATAAACATCCCGGTGCTTGTCGACCCGAGGCTCTGACACAACGTAATCGCGACACCAGTTCCGGAAATATTCTGGGGGCCACTTGGCGCGGACCCGGTAGAACTCAGCACAAATCGATAGGCATTCGCCGAAGAAACCCAGGATGCGCCGTTGTCCCCGCTCATTTGCAAGGAAAGCGTCGCTCCGTTGCTGGACGGCACAACGTCCGTCAACGTCAACTCATATACTTCGTATCCCGTAATGCCAACCATCGACATCATCGAGTTCGAAAGCGTCTTCTTCGTTTGCAGTAGGGTACGACCAATCTTCCGATCGGAAAGCAGCTTCGCCGGGTCAAAGTTGCCACTATCCCACGGCACCCTCCCTGCGAAGGTCGGGCGACCTGCATAAGCCACTCCGGACGATCCAAAGCGGACTACCTCCTGCGTGTTACACGTGATACCGAACACGCCGTCAGAAATATGGAAGAGGCCCGTATCGGGTGCGCCGTCATTCTGAAACGCGATCCCCGGTTTGGCTGAACTGCCTTCCGCCACATACAGCCGACCATTGACTGTGACATCCCCACCGACCGTGAGGTTGCCGATAGTCACCTCGTCGGGAAACATGCGGCCGCGCTCGGCCACATGCCAGAAACTTCCACCGTCTGCGATGTAAGCGGCCCAGTCGCCGGTATTGAGGGTGCGAATCTGAGTGCCATCGTTACCCTGTGTCCCGATGGTTGTTTGCGGCCCTACATTGAAGAAGTGCATACAAGCGTTGACAGGAACGCTAGACACAAGGGGCAAAGTCACGGTTTTTCCCGCTGCCGGCATCGACAAACCAAAACGCGAGCCCACATGAAACGGCTGTAGAGTCGTCGAATCCGCGAGGTACGTGTATTCAACAGGAATGACCGAATTCAAGACATCGACGTTCGCATTAAACCTAGCGTTCGCAGTCCGCTGATCATCGCCGCCGGCACCGCTTGGCGGCACACCGAGGTTTGCTTTTTGAAGTTTTGCCATGTTTCCCTCTACGGCGCAAATGTCTGCTCAAACTGCGCCGTGATCGTGTACACCTTGCCGTTCTTCACCGGCTCGGTGTACTTCTCACACACGAATCGCCCCTGCTGCCGAAGCGGCGGCGTCCAGAAAAACGACACCGCGCCGGCGTGATCGTCGAGGAACTTGAGGATTGCCGAGATAACCTCGGCTCTCCCCACGAATCGAAGGTTGTACGACGGCACGCGGTTGTTGAGGCCGTCGGCCGCGCGCTGTGTGTACCCATCACCGAAACCGGCCTTTCGCACACGCAGCGTCGTATCGCCACCGAACCCCTCGACGGTCGGCGGCCAGATAAACGTGTCGGTCATCACCCCATCCCGTTTTTCAGTTTCCAGAGCGCGCCACCCTGACGACTTTCCACCGCGATCAGCCCCTGCACCATCTGCGTGAGCTTCTTCACGAACTCGGCGCTCGCCATCATCTGCGTCGCGTTGCCCGTGCCGCCGTCGATCGTCACCGGGATATTCAGCTCGATCCCTGCGCCCTGCACGCCGAGCGCGCCCCCGCCAGCCGAGCCGCCGCCGACCAGACCACCGTTCGCAAACTTCGCGAAACCGAGATCCTGGCCGCTGTTGATCGCCTCCAGCAGCCGAAGCACGCCGGGCTTGCGCACCGCCGCGGCCTTCACCACAAATTCCTCATTGGAGAGCCACGCCGGAATGCTGTCGCTCGTCGACGTACCTGGGCCGGTGACCTGCCCGCCGGTCGCGAGGTGGAAGCCGTACGCGTTGCCGCCACCCGCGCCGAACATGTCGGACAGGCCGCCCGCCACACCGCCGAGCAACGACGACGAACTGAATCCGCCCGCGCTGGCCGCGCCCAGCCCGAGCGCCGAACCGAGCGCGCCGAACACCGGCGCCATCGCCGCGCGCGCGGCGAAGCGCGCCAGATCCGCGATCATGCTGTTGACCAGCCCGCGAAAATCCAGCTTGCCGGTCGACACGAACGAGGTGAGCGCATCCTCCATGCTGCGGAACGAACTCGTAAATGCTTCCTCCGCGCGACCAGCCGCGTTCTCCGCAGATTCCTGATACAGCGCCACCGCACGGCTGGCGCCGACGCGCCAGTCGCGCTGCACGGCAAGCCGCTGCTCGACATACCCGCGTTCACGCTCGACCTGCTCGGCCTCGGCCCGGTTGATGCGATCGATCTCGGCCAGATACTCCGGCGAGCCGAGCGTGCCGTCCTTCCGCGCGCCCTTCGTGAAATCGTCGCGCCGGCGCCGGAATTCGTCCCCGACGCGGCTCGTCGCCTGGTTGAGCTCGCGCGCGTTGTCGCCCATCGGCATCGCGGCCAGCTCGCGCGCGACTTCGCGCTGCCGTTCGGACGCATAGTCCGCCAGCTCCGCGTCGATCTGCGCGCTGCGCTCCTTCAGCTTGTTGATCGCTTCGTGATAGCGGACCTCTTTCTCCAGCTGCACCGCGCGGTCGTAAGCCGCGCGAATTGCAGCCTGATCACGAATCAAGCTCTTGTCGCCGTCGGTCAGCTTCGTGCGCTTCGCGGCCAGATCAGTCAGCTTCTGGTCGAACCCGATCCGATCTTTCTCCGACTGCGTAAGCTTGTCGGTTGCGACTGCCTCGACGCGCAGTTGCGCAATACGCTGCGCGATGTTGTCGAGCATGCGCTGGCTTTCCGGCTCGGCGCGCGAGCCGCCCGACCGGCTCTTGTGCGCAAGCCCCGGCGCGTTGACGCCGATGCGCGCGACCTGGCCGGCCGATTCCGACACCGTGTCGTCGAATGCCTTTTTGCCGCGCGCCGCGGCGGCAGCGAGCGCCGCGTCAGCGTTGAACCCGAATTTCTCGAATTTCTTGCTGACGAGATCCGCCTGAAACTCGGCCAGCGCCGCGGCGACGACCATCTGCTGATTCATCAGCGCGAGTTCGCGCGTCAGATTGTCGATGTTCCGCCGCGCGCCGGCCTCGGCCTTCGCGTCTTTGTCCTGGATCGCTTTTTCGAGCGATTTGTACGCGTCCGCGCGACCGGCGATCAAACCGGCCTGCCGTGCCTCCGCTGTGTTCGCACCCTTCGTTTTCGCTTCGTATTCGGCGCGCTGCTGCGCGGTCATGCCGATGACGTCGGAGGCCTCTTTCAGCTTCTCGACGTACTTGTTCCAGGCCTCGGCCGCCATGCCGCCCGCGAAGAAATTGTTCTCTTCGGTGAGCAGTCGAATGCCGTCGGCCGCACCGCGCGCGGCAGCATCCATCGCGGCCAACGTGCGCGTGCCCTTGTCCGCCGCGGCGCCGGCCGTGTCGATCGCCGACGCGGCTTGCACCAGCTCGGCGCGAAGCTCGTCACCGCCCTTCGTCGCGTCGACAAATACGCCGACCAGCGACGCAAGCTCGCGCGACTTCTCGTCGACGCCGAGGTTCTCGGTCTTGATCCGGTTCAGCCCTTCAATGAACCGATCGAGCGCGACCTGATTCTCGTCCGTGATGATCGGCGCGCTGTCGCCAATGCCCGGCACGATGACGCTCTGCGACGCGCGCGCCGCGAGGCCCGCGTACGCGTCCGCTACATCGCTGCGCGCCGCGGTCTGTGCCTGCTTCGCGCGATTGCGCTCGACCTCCTGCAGCAGCGGCGACAACTGCCGATACTTCTCGATGATCTGGTCGAGCGGCGCCTGCATGTCGATCAGGCTCGACGTCGCGCTGCTCGCGTGATCGCGGAATACCAGCCAGTTCACCGCGGCGCCGAGCGCCACCGTACCAACCGTCGCGATGATGCCGGGCAGGCCGCCCATCACCGACAGCAGGCCGGACCCGATCGTGCGCATCAGCGAGCCGGCACGCGCGGCCGCAGTCTGCGCCACGGCCGCGCGCTCGGTCGCCGCAGCCAGGCCCGCCGTCGCGGCTGTCGCCCCGCGCTCGGCCCGCTCACGGGCCTGCGTCGCCGCCGCGACCTCGCGCTCGGCGACCGCGAGCCCCTTCTCGGTTTCCGCCAGCGCAGCCGCGTAGCGCGTCTGGTCGACCGTGCCCTTGGCCGCCGCGGCTTCCAGCGCCACGCGGCGCTGCTGCGCCAGCGCGAGCGAAGCCTCGGCCCGTTCCAGCTCGCCCTGAGCCGCCGCCGTCTCGCGCGCGATAATCGCCGCGTAGGGCAAGCCAGCGATCCGAGTGCCGATCTCCTGACTTTTCGTCAGATTCGACCGCGCCGTCGCGACCTGCGCCACTGCGCTCGCCTCGATCGCCCGCGCCTCGGCGAGCTTCGCCTGCGTGTACTGGATCGAACCGGCCGTGAGCGCCGACTGCATCGCAAGGCTCTCGCGCATCGCGCGCATGCCGGCCAGCTCAGCCGCCGCGGCGACTTCTGCCGCCTGCGCGTTCTGCAGCTTCGCCGCTGCCGCATCGCGGTCGCTCTGCGCCTTCGTGATCGTGACCAGCGCAGCCGCGTTTTCCGCCTGTGCCTTCGCGAGCAGCGCCTGCCGCTCGGCGTTCCATGCGATGGCCGACTTGCTGACGGCCACCGCGGTCTGCGCGAAATACACGCCGAGCCGGCCGGCCGCGAGCGACGCGCTGATCGCGACGATCTCGTCGAGGTGATCGGCAACGTAGACCACGCTCTGCGCCAGCTTCGCGCTCGCGCCGGTCGCCTCGTTCGCGTGCCCGACGTACGCGATGATTTCCGTTTGCAGGCGCGTCATCGCCTGCCCGACCGTCATGTCGACCTTGCCGAACAGCGCGTCCGTGCTCGACCCGGCGTTCTTCAGCGCGTCGATCAGGTTTTCGACGGTCAGCTTGCCGTCCTCGGCCAGGGCCTTCAGCTCGGACGTGCCTTTACCCATTCCGCGCGCGATCGCGTCGGCAACGCCTGGCAGTTCCTCCAGCACGCTCTTCAGATCCTGCCCGCGCAGCTGACCGGACGCGAACGCCTGACCCAGCTGCACAATACCGAGGCGCGCCGTGTCGGCCGACACGCCCGACAGCGCAACCGCCTTGCTGATCGTCTCGACCAGCGGGCCGACCTGCTTAATCGACAGGCCGAGGTGCGACGTGTTGTTCGCGATCCGCTGATACAGCTCGGCCGTCGCGTCGAGCGGCTGCCGCGTCGACTGCGCGATCCGCAGCACGTCGCCTTGAGCAATGGCGAAATCAATCTGATCCCGCGTGACGATCTTGAGCCGGTTGCTCAGGTTAGTCCATTCGTCGGCATACTCGATCAGCTGATGCACGCCGAACGCCGCGGCAGCAGCCTGCGCATATGCCGTGAGCGAGCCGCGCGCGGCTTCGATCGCCCGCACCGTCACCTGCACGCTCGACGCGTTGGACGCGAACGCCGCATCTGCGGCGCGGCCCCCATCCCGCACCGCATTGAAATAGCCGTTGGCCGTCGACCCAAGCTGCTGCATGCGTCGATCGTACTGGGTCGTATTCGCGGTAACGCTGACGATCAGCTCGCGGAGACTCGTTCCCATATTCCCTATCCGCCTACTTTACCAATCTCATTAGGCCTGCGAAGAATGGATCGTCGGCGACTTCCTGAACCTCTGCCGATTCACCCGACCAGTTCGGCATCATGTCGGCCACCTTGACCTTCGCACCCTGCGCCTGGAACACCGCCGACGCGACCATTGCGGCGTGAAGGTCGTAACGATCATCGGCAATCGGCGACTCGGCATCGAACGCCTGCCACAGCGCAAACTCCGCGGTCGACATGTCCGCGCGCAGCTCGGCGAGCGTCCTGCCGAGCCGTAGCGCCAGCGTCAGTTCGAGCCGGAGATCGGGGTTTCGGCGGAGGCTTTTTTTGCATCGTCCTCCGCACCGGCTGTCATGTTGCCGAGCTCGAGCGCTTTGTTCACGATGCGTTCGTGCGCGGACCCGAATGCTGACGCGATCTCCTGCGCATCCGCGTCCTCGAATTCGCGACGCCAGCCTGCCGCCGTCTCGACATAGAGCACGCGAACGAACAGCCGCGCCGAGGCGAGCACGTGCTCGTCCGGTCGGACACGCTCATACTTCTCGCGGGCAACCGCCTCGTCGTCGCCCGGCTCGACGCCGGCAGCGAGGCGCAGCGGCTCGAGCCAGAATGCGCGGTCGGCGAGCAACGGCTCGCGCACCGCAACCGTCACGTCGCCCCATTCCGGCATCGGCACGAACTCGTGCCGCCAGCCGACCAACGGGTTGAGAATCGCGGCGCGCAGCGCGCCGGCGACCGTCGGAGTTTTGGTCATCACTTTTTCCTTACGTTTTTCAGGTCGATTAACCCGCCGGCGCGGCCGGCGGCGGCACTTCCTTCGGCGAGCCGCTGACACGGACGCTGTAGGTCGACGTCACGATGCCGTCGACGCCTGCCGACCAGGTGTACTGACGCACCATCCCGACGAACAGGAATTGCGACTTGTCGCGGAAAGTGACGCGGAACACGTACTTGTCGCCAGTGCCGCGCGCGCCGCGGAGAATCAGCTGGCCGGCGTCATCCGACGAATAGTTGCCGTCGACGGAAAATTCGCCAGGATCGGGCAGACCGAGCTCGGATTCCTTTTCGTCGCTGGCGAGCGTCGTCGCGTCGATTTCCGACGATTGGCCGCCTTGCCAGTTGATCGTCTTGCTCGTCGTGTTGAGATCGACGAATACGAGCGCCTCGTCGTCGAGGTTCGACGACGACGTCTTCGAGATCTCGACCTTCGTACCTTGCGCCTTGATGCGCTTGCTCTTCTCGGCCATAAGCCCCTCACAAAAAAGGAAAAGCCCGCTCGAGGCGGGCCGTACACACAGCGGATTCCGTCAGAATTCGACGGATATTTCGAGACTCACGCGAAAATCCCCGGAATCGCTCGAAAAGTCGTCGGGCAGGTCGTTCACCCCGCCGACAGAAAACTGCTCGGCCGCGTACGCGCGATCGATCACCTTGTCGGCGAGCGCGTCGGCGTCCGTATACGTGCTGGCGTAGGCGTCGACCTGGAACACGCCGGATTTACCGCCAGTCGCCCCGCCAATCGCCATGTCGCGCGCGCCGCTCACGCGCGATACCACGTAGTACGGCGATTTCGCGGCTGCTGCGGCGGCGCCGACATAGCCCTTCGCGGCTCCAACCGTGCCGATCGCGTTGCGGATAACGAGGGCGCTCACCGGCCACCCCCGATCACTGCGTCGATCGCGCGCGCGATCTCGGTGCGAATCGCACCCTCGGCCTGACCGATCGTGGCGTCGAACGCCGGTCGCACGAACGGTTGCGCCCGTACATGCTGCGTGCCGAGCTCGACGAAGCGCCAGTAAAACGCGTTGCTGGGCGAATCGCCCTTGCCCTTCGTTCGGACTCGCACACCGGCTGTCGCCAGGCCCGGCGCATCCTTCTGCCGCAGCGCGGCAGACACGATGTTTCGCCGCAGCTTTCCGGTTTTCTTCGGCGCGCGGGCACGCGCCTCATCTCGGATCACCTTCGCCCCGGCCACGGTCGCGCGCCGGAGCGCCTTCGTCGACTGCGCTTTCGCCAGCTTCTCGAAATCCGCACGCAGGTCGCCCAGCCCCAGAATCTGCACGCTAGACATATTTCTCCCCCACCTTCACCGACAGGTCGAGATATCCGCGTTTGCGCGACGGTAGGACCGCCGTAATGTCGTATAGCCTGCCGTCGTACCGCACACGCATCTGCTCGTCGATACCGGCCCGGTAACGGATGCGCATGCTGGCCACCGCCGAACCCCGGACCGCGCCTGAAACGATGTGCTCTCTCCCGCTGATAAACAGCACGTCCGCCCACGGCTTCGAATGCTCAACCCACGCATCCGGCAATGGCTCATCGTTCTCATTTACTGCACCACTTCGGCGCTCGATCACGATTCGCTCGTTCCGCTTTCCCGCACGCATAGTTTCCTCGTTAGATGCTGACGATCGCGTGACGCGCGATGAGTCGGTTCGTGAAATCCTCGCTAAGCGAACTGACCGTTCCATCCAGCTCGGATTCTCGATGCGCGGACAGCGTGCCGAGTTGCAGCAGCATCCACGCAACGAGCGATTCGGGTACGGCGTCGGCCGACTCGAACGCGCCGCAACGAAACCGCACCTGCACGTCCTCGCCGTATGGAAATGATTTCCGCGACACGAGATACGCCCGATCCATCACGCGGTATGCTGCCGGCGGCAAGACTTGCCGCGCGCCCGTCTCGTCCGTGTACGACACGTCGAGAATTTCGATTACGTCGTTCCACAGCAGAATCCGTTCCGACGGAAACGAGTCGACCCGCACCCGACACTCCTGCGGCAGCAACGGGCGGGCCAGCGCCGCCTCGAGCGCCTCTCGCGCCGCGACGATATTTCCCTTCAGCAGAACATCTTCGTCGTCACCGTCGATTCGGCAGTGCTCGCGCGCCAGGTCGAGCGTGATCGCTTCCTCAGCGGGCCGCATCATGACGTCAACGCGGCCCGCCGCTACGCGCAGCGGATATGCCAACTGGTCGACCATGTATTCCTCACGTCGAATGTGCGGCCGCCACGACGTGGCGGCCCCGTTCATCAGCCCTGCGGCGCCGCGGCCTCGCCCATCTTCAGCGCCTTCACTGCACCGCCGATGTCGATCAGGTTGCCGCCCTGGCGGTTGAATCCAACGAAGCCGACCTGCCCCTTGAGCGTGTAACGCGAGTCCGTCATGCGGAACATCGTGAGATCCATCACTTCGCGCACGATGTATTCGGAATGGTCACCGAACGTCAGCGGCTTTGCGCCCGCCTCGGGCACGTCGTATTCCTGCACGATCGTGACCGGCCGGCCGAGCAGACGATCCGGTGCACCGCCCGGGTTGCCCTGCTCGTAGCCCGGCACGAAGATCGGACGCTTCTGCTCATCCTTGATCTTGCGAACGACCTTCAGCATCTGATCGTGCATCGCATACCCGCAACTCGGACGCACGCGATATGCCGGATCGACGCTGTGCTCGAGGTCGATCAGGTCGTCGTAGGTGATCAGGTTCGGCGACGCCACGGTAACGCCCGTGCCGACCGCCGTCAGCAGTCCGACCGGCTGCTTGTTGCCCGTGCCCTTCGCGAAATGCCGCGCAGTGATTCGGCCGACGCGCGTCGACAACAGGCGGATGATGTAGCTTTCGAGGTCGAACATACTGTCCTGCAGCAGCTCCATCGAAAGCGCGATCGACTTCGACGAGTAACGGAACGCTTCGAGCGACTTCGCGACGAACTTCGTGTCGCTGTCGCCCGTCTCCCCGTTTTCTTCGACGATCTCGCCCTCTTCCGTCGTCGCGTCCGTACCCGGGAACGTCATCGACGCGCCGGTTCCGGTCGACAGTACGGTAGCGATCTGGCGAAGGCCGCCGAATGCCTTGAGCGCCTCCGACAGTCGGCGATAGAACTCCGGCGCGACGGTATAGCCGCCGGCCGCCGGGTCGCCGGTCGACATGGCGTTCTGGATTTCCGGTGTCTGCCGCGCGAGCATGCGTGCACGGTCTTCGTCGGTCAGAGCCAGCACGCCGCGGCGGAGGAACGTACGAATCGCGCGCGACTCACCCTCATGCGCACCCGGCGTCTTGACGTGCGCGTTGATCAGGCCCTCGGGATTTCCCGCGAGCGCTTCTTCGGCGAGCCGGTTCATCAGTCCCTCGTGACGCTTGATCTCGGCGCTCACACGATCCATCTCGGCGAGGCCTTCGTCGTACGCCTTTTGCTGATCGGCGCCCCACTTATCGCCCTGGTTGTTTTCCAGCAGCGCGTTCAGGTTTTTCGCGAGTGCGTCGCGACGCTCCCGCAGTGCTTGAATTGCAATAGCCATACAGTCTCCATCGACAGAAAAAGAAAGGGCCACCCGAGGGCAGCCCTTTGAATCGACGCGGGAACGCGTCACGAACGTTGCGCAAGCTCCAGCCGGCGCCGCATTGCTTCCATATCCGGCGCCGCGGCTGACGTCTGCGGAGCCGGCGTCGGCTCGGCAGGCTTCGCATCCGGCGACGGCAGCGGCGACTCCGACGGAGCGAACGCGACCGGCCTGCGCGGCGACGACTGCGCATGCGCCGCATTCGGCGCGCGGTCATACGCCGAGAGATTCCATGCGGACGCCTGTGCATCCGTGCCAGCGCCAGCGAGCCGATCAGCAAAGCCGCGTTGCACGGCTTCGTCGGATGACATCCACGTTTCGGCAGCCATCCATGCGGAAATATCGTCCTCACTTTGCCCCGTCTCCTTCGCGTAGGTACGCACCAGCGACGCGTCGACAGCATCGAGCAGCTTCGCGGATTCACGCAAATCGTCCGCATTTCCCATCGCGAACGTCCACGCGTTATGGATCATCACGAACGCACCGTCCGTGATCTCGACCTCATCAGCGGCCAGCATGACGAAGCTGGCCGCGCTCGCGGCAACGCCGTCGACGTGCGCAATCACCCGCGCCGAATGACCACGAATTGCCGTTTCCATCGCACGTGCGGCAAACACATCGCCGCCCGGGCTGTTGATCCGAAGGTGAATCGTATCGGCCGTGATCCCGGCGAGCGCCTGCACGAACGACTGGGCGGAGACGCCACCCCACCAATCGTCGGTCACGATCACGTCGTAAAGGTAAACAGTCGCAACCGTGCCGTCGTCGCTCGCCTTCACACTGAAAGCCCGCGGCGCTGCGCGGTTGTCATTCAGCAGCTGGAGGATTCGGTTTCGTCGCATCTTTGGTCCCTGAATTTAGAGTGTTGCCATCCGGCTCCGGCGGCATGTTGAAGCGGCGCCGCACGTCGTTTTGCGTCATCCAGCCCGGCTCGCCTGCGCGGCCGAGCGCGATGCGGAATGCCTCAAACCGCGATTTCATGTCGCCGAGGTCGAGCGCGTCGGCGTCATGCTGAATTGAACGCTTCGGCTTTCGAACCACCTTCCGACCGACTTCCTGCGCGATCTTCGTGAGATGCCGGCCCAGCGTGTATTTCACAAAGTGCTTCGCAAGTTGCTCGGCGGTCGTGCCGATCGTCGTACCCTTGTCGCTTCGGCCGACCATGTGTGGCATCACTCCGAACACCGAGCACACGTCGTCATCGGTCAGCTTCCGGTTTTCGATCAGCTTCACGTCTGCCGCGGACATCGAGATCTGCTTGATGTCCATTCCGCCACCGAGCACGACCGGCGCCGAACTGTTATGCATTCCGCTGTATCGCTGTATCCACTGCTTGCGCAGCAACGCGACCTGGTCCTCGGTCAATTTGCCCTCCGACTTGATCACCAGGTCGGGACGCAAGTTGTCCGACAGCATCGTGTCGACCAGCTGGCCAGCGGACGAGGCGACGTTCACCGGCATGCGGAGCACGCTGCGGATTTGCGAGAGCCCGCGGCGACCATCGAAGCCGGGGCCAGGAACATGGATCATGTCGTCCTGATCGACCGTCATCACGACGTTGGTGGTCGGATCGAGATACGTGTACACGAGACGACCGTCGACAAGGTCAACCCACACTGAGAGCGGATGCAACGGCTCGACCGACTCGATTCGCGATGACCATCGCGTAACGCGATGGATGCGCGAAAACAGGTCGCCATGCAGGAGCAGGCCCGTCATGCCGAATTCCCATCCAACCGCAGCCGGCCACCGCGGATGCAGCTCCTCATTGAGCAGCTCCCAATATTCCGATTCCACCGGCAGCACGCCGTTCGGGCCACGCTCGTATTCGACCAACGGTGTCGAAGCGACCGCACCGCCGATCAGCGCCACGCAGGAATAGACGGTCGCGACGCTCATCGCACCACGCTCGCTCACCGCCCGCCCTGGCGTCTGCAAGCCCGTCATCCAGTCGTACGCATCCGTGCCCGGGACGATCTGACTGGTCGACACCGCGGCAGCGTTCACCTTTGCCGCCTGGCGCTCGGCGTTCCATTGGTTCAAAATTCGCGAGCCGCTTGCGTTCGCGCGCGGCGCACCGTTCGTTGCGTTCGTCATAGGATGTAAATTTCCGGATCCGCTTCAGGCTGATACGTAACCGCGCGCGTTGTCGCCATACAGGCCGCGACAATCGGATCGATGCGCCCGTTCGGCCGCGACTTCTTCTTGTCGGGCCGGATGTTTTCATTCGAATCGAGCAGCAACGTGACGTTGCTGGCGCACCACCGCGCGACCGGGTTCCCTCCATGACGCATCCGACCGCCATACACCAGGCGCTCCAACTGCTTCGCGCCGGGCGACAGGCCGGCCATGTTTTGCGCGACCTGCACCATCGGGATCTCGTCCTCGAGCAGCTCGTTGACGATCTGCGTTGCGTTCCATGGATCGAACGCGATGTCCTGCACGTCGTAGAGTTTGCAGGCGGCCTTGATCGTGTCGCGAATGACCGTGTAGTCGGTGACCGCGCCCGGCGTCACGATCAACCACCCTTGCTCCGCCCATTTTTTGTACGGCGCGGCGTCGCTGGCCTCCTGAGTGTTCACCTTCGCCTCTGGTGCGAAAATGAAGAAGACATAGAACCACTCGCCGACTGGGTCGATTTCCCCGTCATCGGCGTACGGCGGGAACGTGAGCACGAAAGCGCACAAATCCTGCGTACTGGCCAGGTCCAAGCCGCCGAAGCACTTGCGCCCGGCGAGCGATTTCCGATCAAAGGGCGCACCGCATGCGTCCCATACAGCGATGTCGAACCAACTCAGCGCGCCATTGACCCAAACGTTCAGATCCTTGGTCAGGAAATTCGCCTTCGCGCTCGGCAGCTCGGAGGCCTTCGCGGCTTGCGCACGCATGTAGTCAATGGTTTTCGCGCTGCCCAAGCTCGGATTGGCTTTGCGCCACACGTCCGGATCGAATGGGTCGTCCCCCTCGTCGATCGTATAGATGTAGCCAAAAAAGCTATCGTCGTTCTTTTCGCCACGCAAGATCGTCACGAGGTAGCCGCGAATTTCCGTGCAGATTCCGTCCAGGATGTAGCCGGCTGTCGTGATCGCCGAAATTAGCGGCTGGAGTCGCGCACCGAGCGCCGACTCCATCACATCCCACACCTCGCGCGTCTTGTGCGCGTGCAGCTCGTCGACCATACATACCGACGGATTTAAGCCGTCCAGCGATTCCGCGTTCGCCGGCAGCGGCTTGAACACACTGCTACCCCGCGTCACCTTCTCCTGATTCGTCCCGTCGTACACCTTGACCGACTTCGCCAGACGCCGCGAACGCTTGCACCGGCGCCGATAATTGTCGAGCGCCGGTTTGAAGACGCTCATTGCTTGCTCGCGCGTCGTCGCGATCGTGTACACCTCGGCGCCGAGCTCGCCGTCCATCAAAAACAGGTAATCACCCTGGCCGGCCTTCCACGTAGACTTGCCGTTCTTCCGCGCGACCTCCTCATAACCGGTCCGGAAGCGACGTAAGCCGGATTCAGCGCGGCGCCACCCGTAGAGCACCGCCGTCCAGAAGCGTTGCCAAGGATCGAGCACAAGCGTTTGCCCGGCCAGCGCGCCTTTGATGTGGAAAAAATGCTTCTCGATGTAGTCGATCACGTGCAACGCGTGAGCGGCGCTGAACGCGATGCCACGTGCCGGACCTGCAATCAGATCCTCGTAATGGCGCTTGACCGCGAGGAATACGAACTCCCCTTCAACGATCTCTCCGCGCAACACCGGTAGGCCGTACTCGACATCCCACCGATGCCGTGTTGCAGGCGTCAGGCGGGCAAGATCGTCGGCCGCGAGCGCGCGTGGTTCAGCAACTCGTCGAACAGGTCGTCCTGTTGGTCCGAGTCGTCCATCTTCGACTTCGCGATCAGCATCGACGGCGTCGTCAGGCAGGCTTCCGGCAAACACTTGAGCAGCCCCTCTTTCAGCGACTTCGCCGCGTAGTAGAGTTGATGCGGCTGCGAATGACCGTTCGGCGTTACCGTCATGAACGACCCGTTATTGATCTTCTCGAAATCGCGCAGCTGCAGCTCGACCTTCACCCAGCGCACGAAGTCAACGCACACGATCGCCAGCGCGACACCGGCAGTCCGGTGCGGCACGCCTTCGGCACGCAACGCGAAACAGAGGTAGTCCCACACCTTGCGATGCGAAGACTCAAAGTGCACCCCGGGCGGCGGCGGCGGCGATTCGATCGCCTTTCCAACGCCGCCGCCCGACGCGCGCGACTCGTCGGCACCGCCGACGTCGGCAAACGGTTGATTCGGACTCATGTGAGGCTTCCCGTAAGCGAGCCGGCGAAAAACTCATCTCGCGTTGCGCGATCGGCTCTATGGGGCGGCTTTCTTAACCCCCCCCTCTTCAAAAAGTGGTCCGCGAAAAAATGCGGCTGAACGTTCGGTCCCGAGCAAGGGGCCGAAAAAATAAAACCACCCCCCCCTCGACTTGGGGCGGCGGCCTGCGCCGGGTCAGCGGCGACCACGCCCGCGCGCGGCCTCGGTCGATGTTTTCGTGTCGTGACACGGTTTGCAGATCGACTGCAGATTGGTCAACTCGTCGGTGCCACCCTCGGCCTTCGAAACGATGTGGTCGACCGCAACAGCGCGAGCGATCCGACCTTTCTTTCGGCATGGCACACAGAGCCCATTGTCGCGTGCGAGCGCTTCGCGACGCAGCTTTGTCCACGCCGCTCCGTATCCACGGGCATGGCGCGATCCGCGCAAGCGATCCGACTGCCAGCCGACCGCCTCGCTCGCATGCTCGGCGCAATAGCCCGGCGTCGCGACCAATCGGCCGCATCCGAAATGCCGACACTGCGTAGGCGCCTTGATTGCCATGCTACGATCCTTGGTTATTCATCGACTCACACCACGGAGACCGACGTGACAAAAGACGAACTGCTTCGAGACCGGACATACAAGGAAGACGGCCTCGAAACATCGCGACGCGTGTTCTACACGCTGACCGACAGCCAAACGGGGAAACAAGGATCCGTCGATCCCGTTCAGGCACGCACCGCAAAGCTCGTTGCACTACTGACCGCGCGACTCGTCGACGATGGCGCGATTACCATCGATACCCTCGACGACATGCTCTTGCAGCTCGTCGCGTAGCGCGCGCTCGATGACGCGCCAACTGGCGCGCCGCACCGCATCGTCATCCGCATCAATCCACGGATCGGCACCGATGGCAATTCGCTCACGAATGGTCAGTGCGGCGGGACCATCGATGACGCACTTCCGAGCGATCAACAATTCATGCAGCACGGCACCCTCCTCAGAACTCGCGGGACTGCGCCGTGAATCGCGCTTGCAAAGCGGCATCACCGATTTGACGCGCTGCCCGCTCGGCATCGATTGCGCACGCGTTCGAGCTCGACGCTAATTGAACGACATCGATTCGAGCCGACAGCGCATCGATTTGCGCGACGGTCGACGCGCATTCAGCAGCCACCAGGTTGAGCGCGGGCCGCACAAGCCAAAGGACGAAGCGCGCGTAGAGTCGTTTCATGGTTTCCCCTTGGCATCGCACATCAGCGACGCCCAATGCAAAAAGCCCCGACGCTTTCGCAGTCGAGGCTTCGTGATTCTTCCGGGCGAGCGACGACCCGGTACAGGCCGCGTCGCTCGGTATTAACCGGATCAAATTGTGGATCGAAGTGTAGATCAGCTATTTCGTTTCCGCAACACCCTCTTTCAATTTATCGATCACTGACTGCATGGAGACATACTGCGGCCGAGGCACCACGAGCTTCTCCTCGACCGCTCGTTTCGCATGCGCAAGCGCGAGGTCAAATATGCTGGTCGGCCGCGCCTTCAGGCCAAGCCGGCGACAGATCACTGCCGGCGGTGCGCGCCACACGAAGTGCATCGTAAGCACCTTGCGATCGAACGGCATAATCTTTCGCATCGCCACCTCCACCCGGTTCGTCTCTTCAAGGTCAAGCGTTGAGTCGACTGTACGCCCGCCGACCGAAGGAAAGTAGATGCTCGACGTGAGCCCGTCCGTCCCGCCTTGACCGCCACGCTGCGCGCGCGCCCAATTTTCCAATTGTTGTTCGATCGTCATGCTTCCCCCGCTTCAATTTTCATAGAGGCCGACGTGCAGCCGGCAATAACCGCGACGCGTCGATCCCGCGCCGAGAATGGACGTGGCGACGTTGGCGCATCGCGTGCCGTCGCCGTCGACGTGTGCGCAGCATCGATCGTCGCGCGTTTGCTGGTTCGCGGGCTGCCGCTCGCGCTGCAGCGACTGGTTTCGCTTCGCGCGCACCTGATCCCAATTCTTTCGAAGGCGCGCCGGCGAGCGAATCACGGAACACCAGAATCCGTCGCGCAGCGCCCACGCCCACAGCTTTGCGATTTGCTGTGGGTCGAAGCCGTCAGCCAACATCCGGCGAACGTCCGGCGCCCATGCAGAAAGGTTCGGCTCACTCGCGCCCGGATCGCTGTCGAGAAGCCGGCGCGCCATCCATGCCGCAAGAGCCGCGTAGCCCTCTTGACGATTTCCCTCTTTGCTTGTACCTTCACCGCCCAGGTATACCGACGGCGTTTGAGAGAGAGAGGAAGTTTCGTAATTTCTGTTTGTTGGGTTGTTAGTTGGAACGTCGTTCCTGTAACTCCCCGAATTGCCCTCAGAATCGCCGGCCTCCGGCGAGACACGTGAACTAGGTTCGTCAAACTCGCCGGGATTACCGGAACGTAGTTCCTCAAACCCCCCTGAATTACCGGAACGTGGTTCCGACTCGTCGAAGTCAGCGCCGGCAATGTCAAGGTTCAGGTCATCACGCGCGCGACGCGCAACTTCCTCCGGCACCGTCAGACGATAGTGGCCGTGCGCCCACTTCCGCCCGCTCTTTCGCGACTTCCACCGCTTGATCCAGCCCGCCTGCTCTGCCACGCCGAGATGCTTTGACACGGCGCGCGCCGTCAACGTCGCGCGCCCGGCAATTTCATCGATGGACGGCCAGCAAGTGTCGTCGATCGAATTCGCATACTCGGCTATGACGAACAATACGAGCTTGGTCGTACCAGGCAAGTCGCTCGCGGTCATCGCCCGGCGCCAGGTAAATGATGTTGGCACTCCCGCCATTAATACGCCCCTGTAGGTTCTGCAAAATTCTCGAATCTCGCTAATTCATTTCGGAATGCCAATCTCACCGTAGCAAGTGGTCCGTTCCGCTGTTTTGCGATAATTAGTTCCGCGGTACCCCGGTCCGCGCTATCCGGGTTGTACACCTCGTCTCGGTAAATAAACTGAATAACGTCGGCGTCCTGTTCGATCGCGCCGGACTCGCGAAGATCGGACATCATGGGCCGCTTGTTCGGGCGCTGCTCGAGCCCACGATTTAGCTGTGACAGCGCGATCACGGGCGCGTCGAATTCCTTCGCCGTCTTTTTCAACTCGCGCGAAATTTGCGATACCTCGCTTGTGCGGTTTTCACCTGACCCGCCATCCCCCGACATCAGCTGTAGGTAGTCGACGATGATCAGGCCAAGTTTTCCGACGACACGCTGCAGGCGACGGAGCTTTGCCTTGAACTGCAACGGCGTGACGGACGAGCTGTCGAGCACGTACACCGGTGCGTCAACGAGGATCTGAGTTCCATGCGTCAGCCTCGACCAGTCATCGTCACGCAAACTCGCAGTTCGCAGCTTGTGCTGATTGATCCGCGACGTTCCGGCAAGCATCCGCGTCGCCAGCTGGTCGTCAGGCATTTCCAACGACAGCACCGCAACGGGCATGCGCAACTCGACCGCAACATGTTCCGCAATGTTCATGGCGTACGAGGTCTTTCCCATTGACGGGCGACCAGCGACGACGATCAGCTCACCGCCATGCATTCCGTCGGTATGGCGGTCAAGATCGACAAACCCCGTTGCCGTCCCACCGATTTGTGCAGCTCCACCGGCGTGATAACGATCGTCGATCCGCTGAATTACGGACGTCAGAGCAGCCGAGATTGGCCGAAACTCGTCATCGGCCGCGCTGCTCGTATCCACGATTTTTAGCAGTTCGCCCTGCGCGAGGTCCAACAGTTCGAGAGGGGATTTGCCGCCGGGCTTCAACACGGCATTTCGCAGTCGCTCGGACACGCGCAGCATCCGCCGAGAAATCGAGCGGTTGCGCACAATCTCAGCGTAATGGCGAACACCCGCTGCACTAGGTGTTGCGTGAACCAGATCAGTCAAGAACGCGAGCGGCTGATCAACCTTCGCATCGACGGAATGCAAACGCTCGAATACCGTGACGGCATCTGCGCGCGCGCCACGCTGAATTAATTCACGGATCGCTTTGAACACTAACGCGTGCTCGCCGATCGTAAAATCAGCTTCGGAGACGATGCCCGCAATTTCCTCAAGCGCGCCGTTATCGAGCAATAATGCGCCGAGGATGCTTTGCTCGGCTTCGGGCGCCGACGTACGGGCGTGCGCATCCAATGGGTCGTGTGCGCCCATCAGGAGAACCTCCGGGAATAGATCAATTACGCGCCGCGGCGACGGCGGCGGCTCTGCGCGGAACGTCGGGCGATTGCGATCGTCTGCTCGATCTGGCGTTGCGCCGCGCGCCCGGCCTGCTCGATCGCCTCGGCTTCTCGCGGCTCGATCACCCCATCTTCAGCGGCGCGCCGGACCTCTTCGGCCAGGCCGCCAGCTTTCGTACTTACCGTAAGCGCGGAGTCGACAAGCGCACGGACGCAATCCGACTCAGCATCGGCGACCGTTTCCGTTGCGACGAGCCCGAACCGAGCGTTGAAGGCGTACACAGCATCGAGCGCATGCGGTTGCTTCTTTTCGAGCATCCATTCGACTAGCAGCTCGAACATTTCGCCTGTAATACGTGCCCCCTCAACCTCCCGCAACCGCAACCTCAGATGCTCGCCGGAAATTCGCGTGCCTCTTCGCTCGGTAAGAAAGCGGGCAGCGTCTTCGACTTTCCCGGGCGTGTTCGACACGGACGTATACAGGACGTCAATCCATGCGGTTTGACTGTAATGGTGAGCCACATTTACCCCTTGAATTTCACCGTTTTTCATACTGTTAACGTGCTCGCGTTTCCGAGAAAATTGCTCCATCGCCAAACGGAGCATCACCATGAAAACGCAAAAATTCAGAATTCAGCACGCAACAGCGACCCCGAAGCCACAACTCAAACGACACATGCGTGACGCGATCCGGCGCGCCTTGAGCGACGCGCAGGCCTCGCGCTCGTTTGCCGCCTTCATGCGGCAGGCGTGCGACGCGACCGCGATCGAATGCCCGCGCGCTGACGCGGCATGCTCCCGTCTGCACCATTCCGCTCCGGGCGATCAAGCGGCCCCAGGCCAACAAGGACGTCCGGCCGCGCAACAGAAATGAACTGCATCCTCGGCTTCGGGATGCCATTCCGGCGCCACTGAGACACGGCCGCGTCGTCAATCTCGAAGAGATCAGCGACAACCCCGGTCCCGCCCAATCGATCAATGATTTCGCTCGCACACGCGATGCGCAGGTCGTTTTCCATGGACGGAATTTAAGCACACTTAATTTCAAAAGTGAAGTGCTCTTATCTGCCAAGGTTTAGCCTGCTGAAATGAACGACCTAGACACCTTCGTAGGACGACTCCGGTATGCCAAGACGCTTCGCGAGGCAGAACTGGGGGCGTCGATCGACGACAAGGAAATCGCCGCCAAGGCAGGAGTTTCCCCGTCAGCTGTCTCGCAATGGACGAGCGGCAAAGTGAACGTTGAGAATTTGAAGGCCGCGCCGGTGTTCCGCGTTGCGCGCTTCCTGCGCGTGCGCGCCGACTGGCTTTGGGATAAGCGCGGGCCGATGAAGGACGCCAAGGACGATCTGCCGCAAGAAGCGCAGGCGTTCTATGCCGATCTCAAAAAGGCGATTGCCCTGGGCATGGGCGAACTCGCGGTCGCAGCCGTGCACGCGCCTCTAAAGGCAGTGTTGGCTATGCATGAGAGAGCTCGCGGTGATCTGCTCGACTTGAATGCGCCGACGCCACCAGACGACTCAGATTCCAATCGAAAACCGCCGCGCACCTAAACACTCCTACGCGGTCATGCCTTGCCGCGTAGCCCTTGACGGGCATCCCTAGCAACTCGACGTCCCAGTCGTATTCGGGCGTCTCGTGCGCCCCCATTACCCGTACCACCAGACCGATGTGCGCCTTGTTGGCGCATCGGCTAATCACGGCCAGATCCCCCGGATTGATACGGCCCTCGCTCATCTGTTCGTCCAAATTCATCGACGCGCACCCTCAGTCTTTTTCTACAAAACGCTTTCGGTACTGTATGGATATCCAGTATGCCCGTAGTCTAGATCGCCCGTCAACTTAAGCACACTAAATTTTCTTTGCATCATGAAATTAAGTGTGCTTAAATTCGTCTGCTCGCAGCCCGTTCGCTGCGCATACAACGAGGCGAATTTCGATGCTTACCATCCTGTTCCAACGCAACGGATTCACGTGGCTTAAATCACGTGCGCTGCAGGCGCGCGACTGGCACCCGCTCGTCGCGCTTGTCGTGCTTTACCTGATCGCCAGCGCGATCGCCCCGGCGTTCGGCATTTGAGGTGCGTGATGGACAACACGCCCCGTTCCGCACACCAACTCGAAACGATCCTGCTCCACTGCATCGCTGCTGCCGGCGAGACAGCAGAGAAAAACACCACCCCGGATCAACGACCGCGCGGATTTACGGCAGCCCTGTACGGCGCGCTTGAGGCGTACGGCTATCAGAAGATCGCCGACGCAATTGCCAGCGGCGCCGGGATGGATTTCCTTCGACACACGGAGGAAGCATGAACAAACCCATGCCCCTCTGGAAAATCGTGCTGCTCTGGCTCGCGGTCGGTATCGGTTGCGTCGCATGGACGTACAGCGACGAAGCACCGGACGCGTCGAGCGCAAGCACCTACAGCGCGTGAGCCGGCCATGCAGAAAGATCACCTGCCAACCCATCTGCTGCGCGTCGAGTGGCAACTCCTGCACATGCGCGGCGACTTCGACACCGCGATCCAGCGCGCCAGCGTGCGCGACGCACTCGAATCGTCAGCCCGCGCGCGAGAGACGCGCGAACAGCGCCGGGCAGCTGCCCGTGTGGACGTCAAACGGCTTCAGGCCGGCGACGCGGAGGACTGATCGATGCCGCGCTGTCACGTTCGCTGCACGCATTGCACGGCGCGTCGCTGCCTGCGCCGACATCCCGACCGCTACACGCGCCTGCCGGCATGCCGCACGTGCAACCGGCGGAAATACCGCGTCGACCACTGGATGAATCGCCGGAATACGACGCGCATGCGCTGCGACTGCGCCGGCTACTGGTTCCCACACCGGCGCGGTTGTCTTTTTTGCTGGCATCGGGCCGACGGCTCGAACCGCTATCCCGGCGATACCGATTTCGCCGATCGCAATTACGACGGCCTCGCGGCCTGACTTCACCTGAGAGGTAATCGCATGTCCCTGTTCACGTCACTGCACGCGCTCGCGCAAAAGACGAGCATCAACATCCTGATCACGGCCGAAGGTGCCGAAAACCTGCGTGTCAACGTTACGCCGATGGCGAATGGCAAGGGCGAAAAGCAGCGCTGGCCGCTGTCGCTCCTCGCAACGCCGGCCGAGCTCGACGCGGAATTTGCAGCAGCGGTTGAGGTGTACGAGCCCGGCTCAACATCGCTGCTCGACCAGGCACGCGCGTGCGCCGCCGCGAATCAACCCGATTCCGCGCCCGCGCTTCCCGCGCCAAGCACCAGCCAATCGGCACTCCCTGCCCCGCGACGCGGGCGCGGCCGACCGCCGAAGTCCGCAACTGCTGGCGACGCCAACACCCCGCCCGCTGACGACGGCGCAAACGCAAACACGAATGCGGCCGACCCGCGCCAGATGCGCATCGACGATACCGGCCAGGCGGACGCAGAAGCGGAAACGCCCGCCGCAGAAACCCCGGCGACCACGGAACCCGCAAACGAGGCGCAGCAGCCGTCGCCCGACGCCGGCGTCGACCTGTACTGACCGGAGACAACGACATGCAAATCGAAACGCTCGCTCGCGAATTCTCGTACAACGGCGCCAAGCTCGCCGATCCGGCACCGACGTTCACGCTCCAGCAGGTCCGCGACTTTTATTCGCAAACCTATCCGGAGCTCACGAACGCCGAGATCGAGGGACCGGTCATCAAAGGCAACCGCAACGTCTTCACGTTTCGGCGCGCCGTCGGCACGAAAGGCACTTACGCCCCGCCGCTCAGCAGCAACACGGTCAAACTGGCCACCAGCGCTGACGGACGAACCTACGTCGCGGGCATCTCGATCGCGAACGCGATCGACTCCGACGACCCGCGTAGGAAGCTCGACGAGATACGCGCAGTCGACTGCATCGTTCCGCACCCCGTGCGCGCTTACCTCGCCGAACTCGACCGATTCAGCACTGCGCACGTGTGCCCGCTGCTCGACGAAGAAGTCACGTTCATCAATGCGCTGCATGCGCGCTACTGCCCGCAACCGAAATGACGCTCCGCGAACTTCGAAAGCACCTGCGCGAAAACACGTTCGCAGGCGAGTCGACTCCGCGTGCGCGCGCGAAACATGTCAACAGCCGCCTCGCCCGCCACGTGGAACGTGTGACGCGGCACGCGGACCGCACGTCCCCGCGCCTGTGCCTGCCCTCGTCCATCATGCCGGTACTGCCGTGATCGCGCCCGCACTCGCCATCCCGGCCATTGCCGCCGGCGTGCCGGCGCGGTACGTCACCGGGACCAGTCACGACAACGATAGCAATTTCGCACACGAGCTCGCGCTCGCGCTGATGCGTAGCAAATTGCTCACGGATGACGATGCCGCGAATGCGGACAGTCATCGCGACGAAACCGAACTCGCGCGCCATGCGATTACCCGCGAATGGCTGGACCGCACCGACGGGCTTGCGATTTTCGAGTGGAATTTGCGCGTCAGTGAGGAGCGCTATTCGCCGACGCCTTACGTCTCCGGCAGCACTCAATGCGCATGGTTCTCGATTCACTCTAACCAAGGAGCAGGATCGGCGCCGTGCCGGTATCTGCGTGCGGGCATTAACCACCTCGAAAGCGTCATGGCCGGCCTCGGCCAAACCGTGCTCGCCGTGCTGTACGAGGCATGCCACCACTACCTGCCGAGCGTATGTACGCCGCGCGAGACACTCTACATCGCCGAGTACCAGTACTGGCAGTGTCACGAAGACGAAAACGCCGCGCTCGAAGAATTGATGCTCTGCCACGGCACGGACCCGGAAACGACAACCGCAGAGAAATTCTTCACGGATTATTCAGTGCCGCGCCGTGCCGAATTTTTCCGTGGTGCGCCCGAGTGGATCGCAAAACCCGAGCAAGTATTGAGCACTGCCGACGTCGGATATGCGTCTCTGATCGACGATACCGCCGCAGCTGTCGCCGACGCCTGCGACGAAATTCACCGCATCATCGTCAACGGCGGAGAGTTTGCCCGCGTCGACTGCCGCGACGCCGGCCGCGGCCCCGTGGATTATTCGCTGTATCTCCTCTGGGATCAGCAAGACGGCACCGACCGCATCCTCGACGATTTCCTCGAGCACGAAATGCAGGCCGATCCACTCGATGTTTCATGCGCGGTGCAGCTGTCGCTGACTGGCAGTGAGATCGGTAACTGGTTCGCGCGGATGAGCAACACAGCGCAGCTCGCGCGTGCAGTCGAAACCCTGCTCGACCTGCTCGCCCTTCGCATCCCCGAAACTGCCACCGTACAGGTACGCGTATGACGACCGTCGACATCTGTTGCGAAGGCAGCACACACCTCGAACTGGATTCGGCACTGCTGCTGTACCGAAACAAGTCAGATACGCACGTCTACGTGACGCGGCACGCCGCTCGCGTCGTCGATGGGCTGCCCACGCTGCTCGCCGGTGAGCCGGTCACTGAGCGACAACTTGCGACGTTCGCCGCCGCGGCCGCGAAGCACGTCGGTCAACAAGGCTTCGTGCACGAGCGCGTCATCTTCGCAGGTTCCGGTGTTGTCGCCTGGTGGATGCCGGCATGCGTGCGGCACGTCTGGTTCAAATCCGACAAGCCGCTCGGTACGCGCGCTGGCCCGGCACACCAGCCTGCATTGCTGTTCGTCGCACAAGGCGACCGCCGACATGTGTTCGCGCTCGCCGAGAATGCGCGACCGCAACGCGGGACCGCCCTGTTTCAGGCGCCGTACTACAACGTCTATTCCTCCGGTTCCGTGTGCACCGGAAACGTCGAAATCGCGAAGCAGCCAAACGCGGCCGACGTCGAGCACTACGAAGAGGAATTCTTTCGCAGCCGCTTCACGCACCCAAATGCCCCAAAGCTGATTCAGGGCGGCAGCATTTCCACGCTCTGGCGCCAGCTGCTCGACGGCGCCGAATTTCCCACCGAAAGACTGGTCGCGGTCGACCTGACCGTCGAGTCCGCAATTCAACGCCTCACGCAACGGAGCTAACCACATGTCCACCAAAATCGAAGAAATCAAAGCAACGTTCGAAGCAGCAACGACCGACACACTGCGCTCGCTCGGCGATGCACTCAAGATTTTCAGCGAAGCAGTCGCAGCCGAAGTGCAAGCCGGCCGGTCGCGCCCGATCGCCGCCGACGGCACCGACGCAAACATCGGCCTGGACGAAGCGCTGTTCGACAGCGCCCCGGTCGCCACTGTTCCGTGCCACGCCGAATTTGCTCCGCTGCTCGACGTTGGCCACCGATTCCTGCTCGCAGCCGAAGGCCTGTTCGTCGAGATCCGCCGCCCGTGGCTGCACTTGATTCAGCCGGTCGCGCCGATCGAAGGCGCTAGCCCGCGTCCGCCGTACGGCTCGATCGACGCGAAAATCGAATTCGCGTTCGGACGCATCAGCACTGCCGAGCCGCACCTTCGCCGGTTCGCGATCGACGCCGCCGACGCCGCGCCGAACGAGCATGCCGCATGGATCGTCTGGAACGAGACGAGCAAGGAACTGGTGTACCGCGAAGTCGAAGTGACCAGCTCCACGCCGACCGCGATCACAATTAATCGCCCGACCCTCGCCGACGACGAGAGCCTCGCATTCGATTTGCACAGCCACGGTGCCGGCCCGGCGGGCTTCAGCGCGACCGACGACGCAGACGACGCGGGCGAAGTGAAAATCGCCGGCGTGATCGGCGGCGTTGGCACGGCCAACCCGAGCGTTGCGTTCCGCCTGTGCGCGCTCGGCAAGATGATCACGCTGCGCGTGCCGGTACAAGCATTTTTCCCGTCGACGGAGAAGGCAGCGTGAACCAACTCGACATGCTCGAACTTGCTGTGCGGGCCGCGGGATGGGAGTCGAAGCGGCACACTGTGCGCGACCTCACCGCTGTCCATGTGCGGACGCACGCGACAGCGGCGTGGCGCGCGTTCGATTCGATCGGTTCGCGCGCCGATGCGTTCGAACTCTCGAGCGCAGCCCGAATCGACGTGACGCACTTCGCAGATTACGTGACCGCGCATGCTGGCGCGGGCGCGTTTCGCCACTTCACGCACGACGACATCGATGCGCGACATGACGTCGGCGCGCAGCAGGTGGAGCGAGAGCGAGCGACACGCCGCGCGATCACCGAATGCGCCGCGCTGATCGGGCGCGACGTCGGTGCGCCCTGGTGGAGGACGGTATGACCCAACACAAGACGCCCGCCCACTTTCTCAGCGATGAACGCGTGACGGTCGCGTTGATCGGCTGCGGCGGCACGGGCTCGCAAATGTTGACCGGGCTCGCTCGCCTCAATCACGCGCTCGTCGAACTCGGCCACCCGGGCCTGCACGTCACCGCGTTCGACGCTGACACTGTGAGCGCGGCGAACGTCGGCCGGCAGATGTTCAGCCCAGCGGACGTCGGGCAGCGAAAGAGCGTCGTGCTTGTGCATCGCCTGAACGCATTTTTCGGGCTCGATTGGTGCGGTCGACCGGTGCACGCCGGCGCCGACGCGATCATACGCGGAGCCCCGGACCTCGTTGTAATGTGCGTCGACAGCGCGGCAGCTCGGGCGAAACTGGCGCCGGCACTGAATAAGGCGGGCGGTTATGTGATGGATCTCGGCAACCGGGCAAGCGACGGGCAGGTGATTTTCGGCGCGGCGCCCCACGCAGCCGGAAACTTCGCGACCACAGATAGCACGCCGCTGCGCTGGCCGTATAGCGTGCTTCCCGAACTTATCGACACGACGATTCCCGAGGACGACACGCCGAGCTGCAGCCTCGCCGAAGCGCTCGAGCGGCAGGAGTTGTTCATCAACCAGGCCGTCGTCACGCAGGGGCTCGCGATCTTGTGGGAATTTTTCCGGCATGCACGCCTGACGTGGTGCGGCGCATTCATCAATCTCAAGACTGGCCAGGTCCGGCCGGTATCCGTATAGAGGAATTTATGGCCACTCGTAACGAAAAAAGCCCGCTCACGCGAAACGCGAGCGGGCAACGTTGTGCAAAAAGAGAGACGGGCGCATCTACCGATACGCCTTCAGACGTTATCGGCGTGAATGCGAAGAACTTTAGCGACCGCGGAGGCCATGCCGATTCGCTAACGGACGACGAGCGGCAAGCGGTCGGGGAAGCGTTGACGGAGTATTTTGCTGCACTGGACCGCGACATCGGAATCGACGCGCCCGACCGAATTCTGAGCCTGTTCGACTATCACGACTCCCGCAACATCGACGACTTGATCGACCGTGCGATCGCGCCGACCATCGCCACATCCCATGTCGATCGGCATGCACCGATCACGGCACAAGGCCAACACTTCGATCGCGAGGACTTTCCTGACCAGGCCGATAGTTGGAGCGCCGCGAGCGACTATGCCAACAAAACGATCGAAAAATGGACGGGTCGCGCCCCTGCGCGGGCAGATGCTAGGGATGGGCTGAACGCAGAGCACCGCGACGCGATTGAATGGGGTATTACCCAAGCCCTCATCATTGGGGATAGGTTGCGCGTAGCTCAATTCGCGTCCCTTCTCGCGGTCAATCCTAGCCGGCCGAAGCCGCGCGCCGAGGTGACGGACGAACTGGCGATGCTGCGCAACACGCTCACCTCGATTAACGGCATCCGAAACAGCATTATCGGCCTGCACAAATTGAACTGGTCCGAACACGTGTACCCACTGGTCGCTGCACTCGATGCCGCTGGCTTCGAGGGTATGGAATATCCGGAAGCGCGTGCGTTCTACGGAACGATGCTAGACCGGTGTAACGCCGCCGAGGAAGATGCCGAGCGGTATCGCTGTCTGAGGCGTGGCCAGCACTGGAGCGTGCTCAATGGCATTGGCGACACACTGCGCGCCGATGAACTGGATACCGCCATCGACGCCGCCCGCGCAGGAGAGCACCAATAATGGACATGAGCGAACTGCAGCAGCTGCTGCCCGAGCTGCGCCGACTCGTCGCCGCGCTCGAGCAGCCAAAGAAGCTCGACGAAACGCTGTGGAGCACCGAGCAAATCGCGAAATGGCTCGGCTTGTCGAAATCGACGGTCGAGCTGCGCGTCGTCACCCGCAAGGATTTTCCCGCCGGCATGCGCCCCGTTGAAAGCCAACAGGCACAGCGCCGATGGTTCGCGAGTGACGTACTCGAATGGGCGCGGCGCAACCGCGGCACGCTCCCGACGCCGCGGCCAGGCCGACGCCGGAAGGCGGATTAATCGAGACGTGCCGCCAGTTCGGCGGCCGTCTCGTCGTAGTAGATCATCAGGGATTGAATATCCCTGTGCCCGATCATCTTCGCCAGCGCGAGGACATGGAGCTTTCGTGAAAGGCGCGTCGTCGCCTCATGCCTAGAATCATGGAAATTCAAATCCGCGATCTCGGGCCGCTTCTTCGCCAGCGTCCCACGCGTGCGCCGCCACATCACATCCATGCTGGCCTGCGCAACGGGGAAACAGCGCGGCTCCCCCTTTATTCTCGGTAAACGCTGGATCAATTCGACGGCGCGCGTCGACAGCGGCACATCCCGCGCATCCCCGTTCTTCGTTTTCGGCAGCCGCACAAACCGCTTGTCGAGGTGCACGCTCGGCCACGTCATCGATGCCATTTCGATCTGCCTCATGCCAGTCTCGAGGGCGAGCAGGAAAGCTAGGGCCGTATACTGCTTGACGTTCTTCGGGGGAACCCCATCCTGCAACCCGAGAGCCGCGGCCATCGCGGCCGCTTCGTCATCCGACACGCGCCGATCGCGCGACGGCGGGTTCTTCGGGCGCTTCACCTCGTGAACCGGGTTCGTGTGAACCCACTTCCATTCCGTGCGCGCGGCCTCAAACACGGCCGACAGCAGGTTCAAATCTCGGTTGACGGTTGACGGCTTGACCACCTTGAGCCGCGCATCACGCCACGCCGCGATTTGCTCCGGCTTCACGTTGCGGATCAGCTCGCCCACAAATTCCATCTCCGCGCGAAAGAAATCGAGCCGAGTCTCGTTCCATTCGTGCTTGCCCATCGAGGGCGAGACTTTCGCCAGATACTCGTCGAAGCCATCGCCGAGCGTCTTGTTGACCTTCGAATATGATCGCCGACGACCCGCGTCGATTTCCGCCTCGAGCGCGGTCGCCCACGCCACAGCCTCCGCCTTTGTATCGAACGTTCTCGAATCACGAATACCCGCCTTCGCGACTTCCACGCGCCACGACGCGCCCCGCTTTCTGTAGCTTGCCAT